TCATCGGCCCTCATCCGCCTCGGCCCTGGCGCCGAAGCCCATCTTGCGGTTCGGCATGGTCTGGCCGGCGATGGCGGTGGCCGTGGTCGCGGTGCGGCTGACCTCGTCCAGCTTTTCTTCGATCCGCAGCAATTGCAGCGACAGCCGCGCGTCCAGGTCGCGGATCAGCGACAGCGGCACATAGGTGCGCGCCACCTCCAGCTTGAAGTCCACCAGTTCGTTGTGGGACGGGTTGCCCGCGGCCGGCGGGGGCGCATCCGGCCGGTGCTGCAGCTCGCGCCGCAGGTTGTGCAGCATCCACAGCATCAGGGCGGCCAGCGGCGCATCCGCCAGCGCATTCATGATCTGCGGCGGGATATCGGGCATCATGGCGGGGAACTCCTTGAAGAGGAACGGTGGCGGGGCCACCCTGGGGCGATGTGGAACCAGCCCTATCTCGAGACCTGCTGCCGGTCGGCGCTGCACCGGCTGACGCTCGTCGGCCGGCCGGGCCGCCCGGACGGGCTGAAGGACGGCCCCTGCCTGGCGCGACTTTCCAGCATGGGCCTGGCCCGCCTGCGCCCGGATGGGCGCTTCGAGGCGACGGCGGAGGGGCTTGAGCGGCACGCGACCGAGATCGCGCCGCGAAGGAGCGCCTAGGCGCCCCGCCACGGCAGCGTCGCGGGCCGCAGCGGCGGCGCGCCGGGCAGGCGCACCGGTTCCGACAGCAGGCAACCGGCCACGGCATCCAGCGCGTCGTCATGCTGGCCCGGCGCATCCGGCCGCCAATCCGCCATCTCCCGCGCGAAGCGGGTGCGGAAGACGCTTTCGTGGGCCAGCAGCCGGCGCGCCGCCAGCACCGGGTCCAGCGCGGCCAGGATGCGTTCCACCTTGGCGCGGCGGCTCGTCGCCTCCAGCACCGTGCAGGCGATGCCGGCGCGCTGCATCTCCCGCTTCAGCAGGCCGGGCAGGAACTTGCCGATGCCGTTGGTCTCGACGCGCAGCACCGGCAGCAGCAGCTCCCGGGCGATGCGGGCCACGGCGCGGCATTGCTGGGTCGCCGCATCCTCCTCTGCCTCCGGGTCGTGCAGCAGGTAGGCGATGCGGTGCAGGTAGTGGCGGCCCTCGGCATCGGCATAGGTCGCCGCCAGCACGCTGGCATCGCCGATGCCGGGCCGGCCATAGGCAGGGTCCCACCAGCCACCGCCGGAGACGATCTGCGTGCCCATCAGCGTCAGCACGCCGCGGCCATTCGCTTCCCGGTACTCGGTGTCCGCCGCGTAGCGCGGGATCAGGCCGGGATCCAGCCGCGCCGCATCCTCCGCCACCGCCTCCAGCAGCATCTGCCTGCGGAACGCGAGCGGGCCGACGCGGGCGCGGAGCGCCGCGATGCCGGCCGGCGTGAAGCGTTCCGGCCAGGCGCTGTCGCCGGCCTCGTCCAGCAGCGGCAGGACCAGGCGGCGGTAGCCGGACAGGAAGGCGCCAGCGCCTTCCGCGTACAGGCTTTCCGCCGTGTGCGGCGTGCCGACGAACAGCATGCGGCCGCCGGGGACCAGCACGAATTCGGTCTCGGTCAGCCGTTCGCGCAGTTCCTCCCGCTGGGTGGGCGTCCCGCAATTGCCGGCGACCTCGACATCGTCGCAGACGATGAGGTCGGCGCGGGCGCCGGTGATGTTGCCGCCGATGCCGGCGGCCAGCATGGAGGCATCGCGGAGGACGGCCTGCCGCGCCACGGTGAAGCGGTCGGAGGCCCAGGAGCCCTCACCATGGTCCGGCAGCAGCGCGCCGCACAGCGGATGCCGCCCGAGGATGCGCCGCACCGTCGCCACCATCCGGGTGGCCAGCGCGTGGTCCGCCGCGACGACGAGGATGCGCGTCTCCGGCACGCGGTACAGCTGCCAGGCGCAGTACAGCCCGACCAGCGTGGATTTGCCGCAGCCGCGGAACGCCATCAGCAGCAGCCGCAGGTCGCCCGCCTCGCCCCGGTCCGCCAGCCAGCGCAGCATCCGGCGGTGCACGCCGGGCGTGCCGAGATTGGCGAGCCGGTTCCAGATCCAGGCGAATTCGAGCAGGTCAGCGGGCCGTTCGCTCATCCATCACCCTCCTTCGCCATCTCCTCGCGCATCCGGCTCAGCACCCCCTCCTCCTCGCCTTCCGGCGGCTTGGCGTCACCGGCGGACATCGCCGCGAGTTCCTGCATATGCGCCAGCGCGGCACGCGCCGCGGCCTGGTGCGCGGCGAAGGCCTTGGGGTCCGGCACCGCCTCCCCCCGCGGCCAGGAGGCGACGAAGGCGGCGTAGTCGCCGGCGACGCGCAGCATCGCCGCCTCCAGCGTTTCCTTCGGCAGCGGCGAGGTGGCGGGTGCCGCGCGGGTCGGTCGCCTCATGCCTTTACCACGCGGGCGCGCACGGTGCCGGCGCCGAGGTCGACCGAGACGCCGGTGCGGTTCCAGGCGGTGACGGTCACCACATCCTGCGCGCCGACCTGCGCCATGAAGACGATGCCGGAGGTGGACAGGGAGAACGCGGCCTGGGCGAAATCCCCCGGTCGCGCGCCCGGCAGCGGCACGTTGACCGCGGCATTGCCGCCCGCCGCGATCGAGGGCGGGTCCCAGGCAAGGTCCGCCGCCAGGTCGCGCACGCCGATCCGCAGGTTGGGCAGGCCGTAAAGCAGGGCCGGCGCGTGCCGGGGGTCGCAGTTCAGCCGCAGCGCCCGCACTTCGTAATCCGCGGAGATGCGGGCGACGCCGATGATGGCGGTGGCGACATCCGGCGCCAGGCGCAGCGCCTGCAGACGCGTCAGCCCGGGATCGGTCATGTCAGACCCTCCCTGCCACCAGCGCGCCGCCGCGTTCCACTGCATGGACTGCCCGGAGGCGAGGACGAGCGGCCCGCCGGAGTCGGTCAGCAGGTTGCCCGCCGCATCGAAGGTCATCACCACCAGCCGCGGCTGATCCGCGTCGACGCCGATGGCGAAATCCCGGCAGCTGCGCGTATCCACCACGAAGCCGAGTCCACGGCCGCCGGTCAGCAGCACGCCGCGTTCCGTCAGCGCGTAGGAATCCAGCGCGGCGAAGGCGAAATCCGCCAGCGTGGCGGGCGCGCCGCCGACATTGGAGGACAGGCAGGCCATGCGCTCGAACCCGGTCTCCGTCGCGCTCCAGCGGATCGCGGCGGCGCGGAGGCCGGGGGTGCTCGCGACCTCGCGCGTCGCCTCGCGGTGGGCCGCGGCCTGGTGCAGCGTGCGGACCATGCCGCCGAGGCGGGTCGCGGTGCCGGTGTGCTCGATCTCGACCAGGTAGCCCTGGCTGGCCCAGGCCACCTCGTAGGCATGGTCCTGTGCCGCCGCGGTGTGGCGCGCGACGAAGCCGGTGCAGCCTTCCATGCGCAGGCCGCGCGCGATGACGCTGCGGCTGTTCACTTCGCACAGGAACGGAATGCCGGCGATGGCGCGCCCTTCGGCGTTCAGCTCGAAATTCGGGCCGTCGAAGACATGGCGGTTGTGCGCGACATAGGCGCCGGGGGCGGCGGAGAAGCGGATGCCGAAGCGGTCCTTGTCCACATGCACGGTGGAACCCACGGCGAAATGCCCGCCATAGTAGCGGATGGAGGTGTTCCAGGCGCCGGACGTCAGCGTGTGCACGTCGAGGCCGATGCGGTTGTTGACGATGCGGCCGAGCACCAGCGTGCAGTCCTCGAAGCCACGGCCATCGCCCACGGTCCGCACGCCGATGGTGAAGCCCTCGACGCGCCGCACCTCGATGATGGAGGCATCGTGGTTGCGCAGCACGATGCCGATCTCGGCCTCGTCCACCCAGTCGCCGATGCCGTCGCGGATCACGGACAGCCCGCTGTGCCGCCTGCTGGCGTTGCGCGCGGTGCCGCCATCGCCGATCGTCAGCGCGGCCTGCCCCGCCGGCCCGGCATACAGGATGGTGCCGCGCATGGTCAGGCCGGCGGCCGCACCCGGCAGGGTCAGCGGCTGCGCGGTGCGGAAGGTGCCCTCCCCGATCAGCAGGGCCTTGCCGGAAGCGCCCGCAGCGTTCATCGCGGCCTGCAGCGCGGGCCCATCCTCCGTCACGCCATCGCCGGTGGCGCCGAAATCGCGCGCGCTGAGCTGCTCGGCCAGCTTGTCCTCGACGGTGAAGGGCACCGCGCCGGGGAAGGGCGCGCTGATCAGGCCGGAATCGCGCGGCAGCACCACCACGTTGCCGGTGCCGTCGAAGCCCAGCATGCGGTTGGCCCGCGCGCTGCGCAGCGGCAGCACCAGGTTGCCGCCAACCTCCGCCGGGTCCTGGCGCAGGGTGGAGGACAGGTCCTCCCGCTGCTCCTGCAGGGTGGCGACCAGCCGGTCCAGCTCGTCGTTCAGGGTGCGGGCGCGCAGGATGCCGTTGTCCTGGAAATCCGTGCTGCGCTCGACGCGGATGGTCCGGCGCAGGGTCACCGTGCTGCCGGCGGCGGCAGGCGTCGCGAGGGTGACGGTGCCGCCCTCGGTCCGCCCGGCCCCGGCGACCTCGAAGCCGCCGCTGAGCGGCACGCCATCCAGGCGCACCTCGAGGTCCTCGGCACGGAAGATCGGGAAGGGATAGGTGAACGCAACGCGCGCGCCGTCGCCCAGATACTGGACGCGCGGCGCGACGTCGCCGATGCGGATATGCTCGGCCATCATGGGCTCCGGTCTTGTGAGGGTGGATGCGGGATCAATCCAGCAGGTTGCGCAGCGAGGTCCCGAAGGTGCTGCCGGCGCGCAGCCAGCTGGTCAGCGACCCATCGCTGTTCAGCAGGCTGCGGCGGCCGGCGGAGAGGCGCGCGGCGAAGACCTGGTCGCTGTCCGACTGCGCCGCGGCCGCATCGCGTTCCAGCCCCGCGGTCAGCGCGGCGGCGGAGCCTTCATCGGCCGAGATGCCGCCGGCGGCGAGCCGTGCGCGCGTCGAGGCCAGGGTGCCGGCCAGCCGCTGTTCCCGCGCGCGCGCATCCACGGATTGCTGCACGCTGGCCTGGGCCACGCGGGCCGCCTCCTGTTCCCGCGCCGCCCTTGCCTGCGCCTTCGCACTGGCGGATTGGGACTGTGCCTGCTGCACGCTGCCATAGATGGATGCGCCCGCGCCGATGGCGGTGGCGATGGGGGCGAGTTGCGCCATCAGCTGGTGATCCTCATGTCTGTGGTGACGGAAAGCAGCGTCAGCGGCAGCGGGGTCTCGCCCTCGATCCGCCACAACGGCGCCATCGCGTCGCGCCGCCAGCCCAGGGCGCGCAGCGCGACGTCCCCCGTGAAGGGCGCCGGCGCCGAATCCAGTAGAGCGGTGTCCAGCCGGCGGAACGGCACCGGCTGCGCGCCGCGGCCGAGATCCACCTCCAGCGCCGGCGTCGCCAGGATGCGGAAGGTGGCGGAGACCAGCCGCAGCGGTGCAGCGGCCGCGCCCGATGCACCGCCGAGCGCCATCGGCAGCGGCTCGACCACATGCCGGAACGGCAGGCCGGCCTGCACCGTGGCGGCGGGCGGGTCGACCGGAATGGCGCCGTCCACCACGGCCTCCGCCGCGCGCGGTGCGCCATCGGCCAGGATGCCGACCTGCTGTCCCTCGAGATGCGCGAGGCCGGACCAGCTGTCCTGCGGCACCACCGCGGCACCCGCCAGCGCCGCGTCCAGCCCGGCCGAGGCGTCGAAGCGCTCCAGCCGATGCGTGCCGAGGCGTTCCACCAAGGCATAGACCCGGCCTTCGGTTTCCGCCACGGCCCGGAAGGCGCCCTGCGTCTCCAGCCGCGTCCAGGCGGTCACCTGTTCCGCGCGGTACAGCGTCAGCGTCGCGATGCCGCCATCGGCCATCACCACATGCAGCAGCCGCGCCGTCTGGTCGTAGGCCATGGAAACCGGCGTCTGCACCAGGTGCCGCGCCACCAGCGCCAGGTCGTTGGCCTGGTAGGCGTCGGCAACATCGGTATAGGCGAATTCATGCACACCGCGGCCGGAGCGCGCCGCGAACAGCGTTGCGCCATCCACGTCCACCGGCGGCACCTGGCGTTCCACCGCGCTGCCGATCCGCGTCTGCCGGTTGAGCTGGATGGAGGAGGGTGTCAGCGGGTCGCCTGTCACCATCCATTCGGCGCCGGAGGTGAACACCTGGAGATGGCGGCCGGAAAATACGGCGCGGATCGCGTTCACCTGGTCGGAGACCAGGGCGAACTCGATGCCCTCGTCGTCCAGCCCGCTGCCGCTGTCGAAATCCGCAAGGTCGCCGGTGCGCGACAGCCACAGCCGGTTCGGCAGGTCCCGGGAGCCGCCGAGCACCAGGCGGTCCTGGTGGAAGCAGGCGCAGACCGGCTGGCCGCGCACGCTGCTGAAGGCGCTTTCCTGCCAGTCCTGCGTCGGCAGCGTGTCCAGCAGCAGCTCATCGCAATGCGCCGTTGCGGTCAGCGCGTCGGCTACCGTGAAGATCTGGATGCGCCGGCCCTTCAGCCGCATGTGGGTGGCGACGTGCCCGGGCTGGAACAGCGGGGCGGATGCCGTGATGGTGACCATCCCGCTGGTGCCGGATGCGGTCAGGGCGATATCCGGACGGAAGGCGTGGAACGGCATGCGGCTGAAGCCGAAGGGTGTGATGGTCCAGGCGGTGTGGCTGCTGCGCGTCAGGCGTTGCGGCGGCAGGTCCGGGTGGAACAGCAACAGCGTGTCGGCACTCTGCGTGAAGGCCAGCTGCGGCAGCATCGCGGCGGTCCAGGGCGCGGCCAGCGACGCCACTTCGGCATCACCGAGGAACACCTGCAGCCGCACATCGCTCAGCGCCAGCAGATAGGTCTGCTCGGTGTTGAACTCGAAGGGCATCAGCCGGGCCGGACCTGGCAGCGTCGCCACATGCACGAGGCCGGGGCGGCGCGCGACGCCACCGGTCGGCTGGATGACGACGTTGCGCAGCCGCCGCGCGCCGTTCTCGAAGGCGCGCAGATCGGCCCGGCCGAACAGCTCCGGCGCCAGCTCCCCGGCGGTGAAGCTGGACTTGATGCGGCGCGTGGCGATCGTCATGCCTCAACCCCTCGCCTCGACAAGCGGGAAATGCTCGATGGCGCGTGGCGTGTCCTGCTGGCTGTCCACCAGGCGCGCGCTGCGCAGCTCGGCCTCCGCCAGCCGGAACAGCATCTCGGCGCGGGAGGTGCTTTCGGTCAGCGGCAGGCAGAACTCGGCCGCGAGCCGCGCCACCAGCGCCTGCGCGAAGAAGGGCGGGAATGCGCTCTCGTCCGGGCGGAAGATGTAGGTCAGCGTCACCCCGGCAGAATCCGCGTGCAGCCGGCCCTCATGGATGCGGTAGGGCATGCCCCGGCCGCGGCCGGCCGCGCCGGCGGACAGCGCGCGCAGGAATCCGCTGGGCAGCTGGAAGGCATGTGCCATATCGGCCTGCGGCACGGCGGACAGGCGCGGCAGGTCGGTCTGGCCGGTGGCGAAGGACCACGGATGGGCCGAGATCAGCGTGTCGCGCACCGGCGCGTAGAGGTTGGCCGCCACCTCCGCCTCCGCCGTGCCCTCGTCCAGCGAGGCAACGGGCTGCGCGCCCAGGCGCAGCAGGGCGCGCGAGCACAGCGCGAGCGCGGTCAATGCCATGGTAGGGGTCCGTTCGTTCGAGTGGGAGGTGTGGCGTGGCGGGGTGTGACGCCCCTCGCCCGGCCCTCTCCCCCCGGGCGGGGGAAGAGGGCCTTCCGTCATTCGGCGGCGCGCATGCGCACCACGCCGAAGTCGTCGACCAGCGTGGCGCCCTGGCTCATCATGTTCGCCACGAAGTGCGCCGCGCGGTCGCCGTGCCAGGTGATGTCGGTCTCGACCTCGGCGGCGGAGGCGTGGCCGATGGCGGTGCGGTGGTAGAAGTAGCAGTAGCGCAGCGCACCGGACCTGGTCAGGCCGGAATGCGGCACCCACATCGCGCCGAGCCAGCGCTTCGCCTGGCTGCCCTTCCACGGCAGCGCGTCCTCGCCGACATATTCGGAGGATGCGAACTCCTCGATCTCCAGCAGCTGCGACCACTGCTTCCAGCCGACCACGGCATAGCGGCCGCCATCATCCGGCACATCCGCCGCGCCCATCATCTCGAAGGCCAGCAGCACCTTCGCCTTGGTCAGGCCATCGGCATCGGTGGTGCCCGCGGCGGTGCCCACGGCGTCGCGCGTCGCGCTGTCGAGGGCCGCGATGATCAGCTCGTCGGTCTTGCGGCCCAGCGCATAGGCCCCGGCATTGGCGACGACCGTGCGCTCGTCGATGTTCGTCTTCAGCTCGTCGAGGCGGTCGATCCAGTCGCCGGCATAGTAGTCCTGCAGCACGCATTCCACCTGCGCGTGTTCCAGGTTCATCACGGGCACGGAGCCATGCCGCGTCTTCGCCGCGGCGACGCCCTTGCCGACCTTCGGGAAGAAGGTGCTGGTGCCGGTGATGCCGGTCTTGGCGCGGATGGTGGGGCGCAGCTTGCTGCCCTGGCGCTGGTAGGCTTCATGCACCTCGGCCTGGAACTGGCGGGTGAAGACGGCGTCGATCTGGGTGGATGCGGACATGGTTTTCTCCGATGGGTGGGGGTGGCGGCCAGGACGCCGGTTCTTCCCGAGGGGCCGGCCCCGTGGCGCGCGGCCGCAGGCCCTCGCGGGTTGCCTGCGGGCGGAACGGTGCGGCGCGGGCCGCTACTCGCGCACGAGGCGCCGGAAGCCCTCGGTCACGCGCTTCACGAAGTCCGGCTCGCGGGATCGCCAGTAGCGCGGGTCGCGCATCATGCGGCGCAGCTCCGCCTCGTCCGGCCCGGCCTCGGCCTGCGCGTCGCGGGACAGGGCGGGCTCGCGGCCCTCCATCATCCGGTGCAACGCCACCACGCCGTCCGCGGTGGAGGACAGCGCGGTGAACACGGCCTCCGGCAGATGCGCGCGGCCCCAGGCGGAAAGTTGGCCGGCGATGCGGCGGTAGCGGTCCTCGCCGCCGAAATGCGCGCGCAGCTTCTCCACCTGCCGCCCGGCCTCGAATTCGGATGCCGCCTCGGCGATCAGCGGCAGCAGGCGCTCGGCGGCCAGGTCGTACACCAGCTGCACCTGGCGCGCGGTGAAGCCGGCCTCGTGCAGACGCTGGTTCACCATGGCGTCCGGCGTCAGCAGCTCGTTCGGCGCCGTCACCTGGTAACCCTCGGGGCTGTCCGGGATGCCGAGCGCGCGGCGCCAGCGCAGCCGATCCTCCTCCGGCGCATCGTCGCCGGGCGGCGCGAAGCGCTGCGACAGGCGGCGCTCCAGCTCCATGTAGGATTTCAGCAGCGCATCGACGCGCAGCGCGCCCTTCGCCTCGTCCCAGAACTTCTCGGGGATTTCCGCGGGGCGGGTGCTCGTGCCCGCGGCTTCGGTCGCAGCGTCGAGAAGGTTGTCGGTCATGCCTCGGCTCACTCCTGAATCTGGACGGGACGAATGATCTCGGACGGCGCGCCGAGGGTGCGGGCGAGCCAGCGCGCGGCGGCCGGCGCATCCAGCACCGCCTGCGCCTCCGCGCCGAGCTGCGAGGCGGCCTGCAGGAACAGCAGCGTGTCGGCGGCATCGGCCCGCGCCTGCACACGCGCCAGCGGCGAGGCGTAGACGAGCCGCGCCTCCTGCCCGTCCGCGAACAGCGGCGGCACCTCGCCGCGCCGTCGCAGGATGGACAGGCAGCGCGTCACCAGCGGGCCCAGCAGCTCCGCCTGCAGGCGGCCGTAGATGGCGCCGAGCAGGCGGATGGAAATCGCGCTGCGCGCCGTCACCTCCGTCGCCGTCATCGCCGCCTTGTCGGAGGCCTCGATCCGGTCGGCCAGCAGCGCGCCGCGGATGCGGCCGCGCAGGTCGTTCAGGATCAGCTGCGAGACGTCGAAATCGCCGGGTGCCGCCAGCGGCGTCAGCCCCGCCGAGCCCTGCGCCTTGGGGATGATGGCGCCCGGCACCAGCCGGACGGTGGCCGGGTTCAGCACACCGTCATCCTCCGCCTGCCAGATGCCGGTGGCGGCGATGGAGGCGTTCTTCAGGATCAGCTCCACCACCTTGTTGGCGGTCCGGATATCCGGCAGCGCCTTGGCGACGGGCCCACGCCCGTAGGTCTCGCCGGGCACCTTCAGCCAGCGGAAGGCGATGAAGGGGTTTTCGGCGAAGCGTCCCTCGGCGAGGATTTCGGCCGCCGCCTCGCCGCCCTCCAGCACCACCGCGAAACGGTGGCCGGCGCGTGGGTCGGGCCACACCGCCTCCACCACGCGCAACGGCGCCGGCACGTCCTCGGCGGAGGCCTTCGGCACCGCCACCCGCGCCGCCGGCCAGCGCGCGCGGATCTCGGCCGGCGTGAGCCGCATGGCGCGGAACACCGTGTCGAGCCGGCCGGAGACGCCTTCCTCCAGCACCGTCTCGCGCAGCGGCACCGCGGTGAAGCGGAGCGCGGAGGCCTCGCCGGGTGGCGCCTCCTCGACCAGCAGCACAGCCGTCCCGGTCACCACCAGCTCGAGGAAAGCCTGGTGCAGTTCCAGCCCGAAGTTGGACCGGTCGAGATGGCCCTGCAGCGTCTCCGCCGCCGCCTCCATCACCCGCGCCACTTCCTGCGCCTGCGCGCCCTCGGCCAGCCGGGGGGACGGTGCCAGGCCGAACCAGCGCGACCAGGGCGGCGCGAGTTCGGCGAGCAGGGAGGCCGCCAGCTGTTCCGCCGCATCCGCCGCCGTCGCATCGAACAGCGGCGCGGCGTCGTGGGCCGGCAGCGCATGGTCGTAGCAATCCTGCCAGCGCCCTTCGAGCGGCCGGCGGCGGGCGGCGGCGCGGGCATGGGCGGCCAGGATCGTGTCGGGGGTCAACGCCTCGGGCGTGATCATGGCGGTCACTCGCCCAGCAGCGTCTTGCGGGCGGCGAAGGCCGGGGCCGGGTCCAGCACCCCCCGGGCGGAGGTGGCGATGGTGCCGGACGCGCCGCGGCGCACCCGTTCCAGTGCCCGCAGCCGGGCCTGCCGCGCCGAATCCTCGGCGGCGGCTTCGGAGGCTGCGGCCTGGGCCGCCGCCCCCTGGGCCGCCTGGCTGGCGGCAACGCTGGCATCCATGGCGGACACGGCCGGCTTCGGCGCCCTGAACAGGCCACCCATGCGCGCTTCCTTCGGCTTGAGAGAGGGCCCCCAGGAAAAGACCCGCCCGGCGGGGCCGGGCGGGTCGGAGTTGGGGAACCGGGAGGGGAGGTTGCCGCGGGACACAGCTTGCCCCGTGGCAGGAGCTTCATAGGGGATCGGAACGATCCGTGTCAATAAATATTCCTAGATACTGTGATTATTTTCCTCATCCCGCCCGCCCAGCGCCCGGAACAGCTGGAACGGAGTCCAGGCGCGCGGGGCCGCCGACCCCAACAGGGCCCGGCACAGCGTCACGCAGGTGAAGGGCGCCAACGGCGGCAGGCGCCGCGGCGCCGCGTCCCCCGCCGCGAAGGGCCCGAGCACGCGCAGCCCGGCGCGGCGATAGAAGCCCGGCAGGTCGAAGCCGCCCGGCACCGGCAGACGCGCCACCAGCAAGCGGCCTGACAGCGGCTCCAGCACCGTCCACCCGGCCTCGTCGCCGAGCGCCGCGAAGCAGTGCCGGAAGCCTGGCCGCAGCAGGTGCAGCCAGGGCTGGTCGGCGACGCCACCGAAGGCGATCCACACGCCCTGGGCCGAAGCGTCCGTCGCGCGACGATGCGCGAGGCGCTGCGTGGACAGGGCCCTGGTCGCGCCGGTCATGCCATGCGCCCCCGGAACGCCACAACCTCCCCCGCCGGCGACATGCCGCGCGGCGGACCACCGACGATGCCCTTGGTCCGCAGCGGGAAATCCAGCCGCTCCATCGCCTCCCGCCACAGCCGCAGGTCGCCGGCCTCGGCGGGGATGCGCGGGCTGGGGCATTCATGCCGCTCGCCCCAGATCCGCAGGATGCGGGCATGCGCCAGGTCGATGCGGCGCTGGCGGTACAGCCGGTCGAGGCACTTCACCACGTCATCCGGCTCGCAGGGCCGCACCACCAAGCCGCGCCCGGCGCCGAGGCGTGCGCCGTCGCGACGCGCGGTCAGTGCCGCCATGGTCCAGAACCAGGCATCCTCGGCGGAGGCAAAGGGTTGCGCGCGGTCCAGGCTGGCCAGGACGGGGGCTCGGCAGGGGGCGATGGACATGGATCGGGGGTCCTTGAGGGCTGATCCCTGAACAAAACAGGAACAATGCCGTCGTAGACCATTCCACCTCGGGTTGCAAGGATATGGTTCCTATTGCATCCCGACTCGAAACCTAGGATGGACCACCGACGCGGGCGCAGGACGCCCGGGACGAACGGGGAATCCGCTTCCATGCGGCACGAGGATGTCTGGCGGGCGATCGACGCGCTTGCCGCCGAACATGGGCTGTCGGCCTCCGGCCTGGCCCGCCGCGCCGGGCTGGACGCGACCGCCTTCAACCCCTCCAAGCGCACCGGCGTCGATGGCCGCGCCCGCTGGCCCTCCACGGAAAGCGTCGCCAAGGTGTTGGCCGCCACCGGCACGGGGTTCGAGGCCTTTGCCTCCCTCGTCACCGGCGCCCCCGCCCTGTCCCGCGGCCGCAGCGCGATCGCCCGGCGCATTCCCCTCATCGGTCTGGCCCAGGCCGGCAGCGAGGGTTTCTTCGACGATGGTGGCTACCCCGTCGGCGGCGGCTGGGACGAAATCTCGGTGCCCGACGTGCCCGACCCCAACGCCTATGCACTGGAGATCAGCGGCGAGAGCATGGAGCCGGTGTTCCGCGATGGCGACGTCGTCATCGTCTCGCCCGGCGCCCCGGTGCGCCGCGGCGACCGCGTCGTGGTCCGCACCCGGGCCGGGGAGGTGATGGCCAAGGAATTGCTGCGCCAATCCGCCCGCCGCGTGGAACTCGCGAGCCTGAACCCGGCCCACCCGAACTACAGCTTCGACCTGGCGGAGCTGGCCTGGATCCACCGGATCATCTGGGCCACGCAGTAGAGGCCGGAGCGCGAGCGACGCGAAACGACGAAACGCTAGGCCAGCGCCCGCAGCAGCGCCGCCAGTTCCGGTTCCGCCACCAGCCCGGCCGCGGTGGCTGGCGTGACCAGGCGGCGGTCGCGTTCGCGGCGTTCCGGCCAGTCATGCAGCAGCCGCACCACGCGAAGCCGGTACACCAGCACGTCGCAGGGCAGCAGCACGCCGCCGGACTTGCGCTTGGTGTAGGCAAAGCGGCCGATCGGGTTCGGGTCGGCCTCCCCGACGATGCCGGCTTCCTCGAAGGCTTCGCGCGCCGCGCTGCGATGCGGCGCCTCGCCCGGCTCGATCCAGCCCTTCGGGATCACCCACCGCCGCGTCTCCCGGCTGGTCACCATCACCACGCGCAACGCCGGCCCGGTTCCGGTCAGGGCCAGGGCGGCGCATTGCCGGCGCAGGTTGTCCTGCCTCCGCGCGGCACCCGCCACATGACCTTCCGGCATTTTCCGCCCGTTTCCGAACCTGGCGAGGCGGAGGAACCGTCCTCGAAACTTCATATCCATCCTGATGCAGAAACGCGCCAGGCCTGGAAAGGGTCGATCTTCCGTCGGGCAAAATTTGCCTAGACAACCGGAAATCTGGTCCAGGGT